TTATGGCGAGGGTAAGGTTTCGGTGCTGTCACTATCGTCCTGATAGTTCAGAATATCGCACGTTCTGAACGTCAGGCGACCACGCCGCACAGGTTTTGGAAATGACGGGTTATGCGGGAGCTGAGTGCGCCCGTTGATTGATACCCATTTGCGGATCGTCTGCGGAGCAACACGCAACATGAAAGCTGTCTCCGTGAGATTCAGGTAGGGCATCTGCAAAAGCGTCTTAATGTCGATATCAGTCATAGTTGCGCTCACAATAGTTTCTCCACACGTTACCTGCTGCATCAGGCTTTAATGCTGTGACATGTCACAGCTTCAATTTTGTCTCATGCCAGCCGCGATAGACCCAGCAGGCTGACTGGCCCTTACACGGGCAATGCTGCACTGGCAGCTGATCGCCGCACTTACTGCATTGTCGTTTGCTGAGTGACTTGATACGGCTGCGCACTCTGGCGTCGTCCTGGCGAATGAGCAGGGCAATATACTCTCCCAGTTCATAAGGCTCCCGGCCCGGTCGCCGAGCGGCGCAGTTCTGCGCCAGCAACGTTAACTCATGAGTATCCAACACCAGTTCAATCTTTGTCACACCGGCAGCGGCCTGGCGGGCACGCTGCGCTGCTTTGCGTTCGGAGGCGGATTTTGGCATTTAAACCTCCAGTGACATTTGCAGTGAGATGCGATCACGCTGCTCGCAGTATGAAAGCACACCAGGACTGTTGTGTGACTCAATGCGCTCTACCAACAATGCTGCGCGCGTCTCTTTTGATGCCGGCGCATATGCTCCTGACCATGCCTTATCGATACCGATGTTTCTGGCAACATTGGTACTGTCTGCGCTGGACAAAGGCAGTTTTGTGAATATGAGTGGGTTAAGCATGCGCAGTCCGTGAAGTTTAGCAATGGGCTGCCCGTAATCGTCAGTAACGTGGCGGATCAGGTCTTTCATCCGCGTTACGGCAAGGTTTGGACGCTTCACGTCATATTCTCCGCAGCTGCCGATCGCTACCCGTGGGTACGCATTACAAAGCCGAATAAAGCGATCATCGCTCTCATTCATGTGCCATACGGGCACGCCGTAAAAATCGCCGTGCGGCCACTCATCGAGCAGAGCCTCGTTCTCTGCTTCGCCGCCGTCAATTACGTCTGGGATTATTGCGAAATCGAATCCAGGATGATTTTTCCAGCGCGCTACGAGCTCGTAATAATCGGCCCAGTCAATTTTGTTTCGGCCAGCTGCTTTCCATGCGGTGAATGCGCCATTATCCAAAGCGAATGACTGGCAAGCTTCAGATGCCAGCCCGAGCTGTTCAGGATGGGCAAACGAGATAAACGCATGTTTCCCGCGCCATGCTTTCAAAGCGGCAAGGTCAGGAGTAATTGGCCCGCCGTGATAATGGATCATCACTTTCCCTCCTGCGTTTTTCTACCATCCAGCACTGCACGAACCATTTCGGCGTTTAAGAGGATCGGGCGCTCTTTCGGTTTGATGTCAGATTGCATAAGCCACCCCCGTCCAGAAGGTTGTGCACGCTACCCACATAACAGCCCACATCTTGCCGCGAGTGCTCATGGTGTCCACTCCGTCAATTCTTCATAAACTGCTTCGTTAGCTTCTTCTTGAGATAGAAACGGTGCATGCTGACATTCAACCGTTACCTCAGCATTTGCTCGACAGAAGGACTTCCACGCACGCTTACCTTTGGTCCAGCCTGTATCCCAGCCAAGCTTTTTGGTTTCTGTGCGCCATGCTCTGTTAGCAAGCTTCATCTGCGACTTAGCCATCACGCACCATCCTTAGCCAGTGATTCATATTGGGAAGAGGTGGTCTCGGTTCCGGCGCGGAGTCGTATAACAAATTGCTCTGCATTCAGCTCCATTACTTCGAGCGACTTGCTGACCATTGCCGTGGGATATCGCTCAGCCAGCTGCTGGTTGAACGCTACAAACATCTCCACACCTTCGGCACGCACCGCGTTCAGCATGGCATCGGTGGCCGGTGTTTTCTGAGCCTGCATCGCGTCATGAAGAAGTGACTGTGCCGGGTTCAGCGAGTTCTGAACGGCGTGGTAGCCCGCCATGCTGAACTGTCCGATCAGGCGCTCGATAACATCACCTTTCACAACATTCTCAGCCAAGACCGCATCACGCTGCTTACCAGCTTTACCTGCAGCGACCAGAGCCACATCAAGCTGAGTTGCCAGCTGGCTGACCATCTTCGCCATGTCGATCAGCGGAGTGTCAGAGCTCAGGTTGGCAGCAAACTGATAGCCGGTGGCGACCAGCTCTTTACTCGATAATTTCTTTTGCATGCTGGTGGCCTCAGTGAACAGTGCGGGATGCGTTGTTGAGGCGCTCAGCTGCGTACTGCGCCTTGATCGGGTTGCTGATAACAGTGCCGTCAGGCATTAACCAGCCCTTAAGGATATGGCTGTAGGGAAGGGTGATAATCCCTACTACAATATGGTCATAAGGCGAGTTCATAATGTTCTCCACACGAATTCAAACTGAATGAATCCCTTGCCAGTCATGGCAATAAAAGCTTCAGGGATTTATTTAAAAAGGCTGGTGGGTTACTGCATTAACCCACAGCCAGCTCTCCACACTAAAAAGAAGTTGTGATGCCGGGTGCCTCCCGGTGCTCTGGTTAAACTGACAACCCCCAGAGAGGCGCTGTTTTAGACTTACTGCATCGCACGAAACGAATTAGTCAGTTTGCCGCGAGCGCTGAGCCGCATTCATCACAACGGTGAGAGCACTGGCTATCCAAGCGCAGCCTCTTTGCCTAGATCATCTGTCATAACTCATGCAGCGATCTCACCGTTGTGTGCCGGGTTATTTATTCACGCCCGGCTCGTGCTATCTTGGAAGCTTGCACACAACCAAGAAAGGAAACTTATGGAAAAGCCACAAAGCATTAACCAACTTATCGCTGATGTTGAGGCTCTTAAGCGCGCTCAAGAGCAATACAACCAAAACTTTGCAAACCTAGTGGCCCGTTCTGAGTTTACTGCCGGCATCATCTCAGCAATGATTGCTGATGGATTAATCAAACGAGAAGGCATCATCAAATATGTCGAAAATGTCGAAATAAAAATTCCTGGCTATCAAAGCTCTGTAGAAGGTGCCCGCGAATCTTTTATAAAACTATTGAATTCAGTGAAAATTTCTTAATTTTTGAATTTGATAGATGAACCTTTCCCTGAACAATCTGAAATGGTTCGGCATTGATAAGGCGTTGTTTATTAGCGCCTTTCTTTTTCCCCATGAATTTTTTTCCTATAAAAAGTGGCTGTTAAACCGGCCGAACTCTATCATCACTTTTCCGAGCATGAGCAAAACCTCGGATAAGCCTTTGAATACTCAATGCTTAAAAAATAGCCTTATATCCCACAACCACATCGCAGCATTCAAAAGTCATTACGCCGGTATCGGCATCACAGATAAGATCAGCGTTGGGAAATAGGCGCAGAAAGGTGATTAGGTCTTCAATGCTGGTATGCGACATCTGCTTAATCATCTTCATGGTGCCTGCTCAGTTTCGCTGAGTAGCAGCATGCCACTCACTTACTTGGTATAGTATTAGCATACTTACATTTCGAGTCAAGAAAATAAAGTAAGATTGCTTACTTTCCTGCTCTGAAGATTAAAAAACCTGCCGAAGCAGGTTATGGAAGGTCTATTATGACTTGCCGAACAATGCCGATTAGCCTGGTAGTCTGGTCGACATCAATCGGTTTAAATTTATCATTCAGGGGCAGCAGGTAGGAGTGCGGACCGTCAACAACCAGCTTTTTTATGGTTGCATCATGCCCTGCGTTGGTTTGTGCAATGACTATCTTGCCCACAGCCTCATCTGCAAAGCCATTCAGCGGATCAACTATAACAATTGCCCCATCAGGAATGCTCAGGCTGCCAGCGCTTGTCATTGAGTCCCCTTTAACTCTAAGAGCAAAAGCATCCTCAGAAATCTTAGCTGATGTCTTTACCCATTCGCTCTGGCTTTGCTTTGCCATAGCCTCAGTCCAATTTCCAGCCTGAACCCAAGATAGCAGCGGAACCACGCGGACGGATGAAATTACCGCTTTCGCAGAGGATTCTATTTCCCCCCCACCAGAGACAATCCATTCTGGCGAGCACGACAAAACCTGAGAAAGACGCAATAGGTTCTCGCCTGATGGGACGGTTACGTCTCTTTCCCACTGTGTAACTGCTGAGGCAGAAATGCCCAGATATTCAGCAACGTCCTTTTGCGTGAGCTTTAACTGCCGTCGCCTGAATCTTATGCGGCTGCCAACGGTATTCATTATCGTCTCCTGAATTCAACGTTAGCCATCTTACATTTTGTTGACGTAAGTATTCTGCTAATATACGATGTAAGCATGCTTACTTTTAGGGTGGTGAATCATGTTGAAAGAGTCCGTTTTGAAGTTTTACGGGGGGCCGTCGAAAACAGCGGCTGCTATCGGAATAACACATTCAGCCGTTTGCCAATGGGGGAGAGTAATACCGGAGAAACAGGCATTTGTTCTGGAGAGGCTGACCAAAAAGAAGCTGAAGTACGACCCGAAAATGTACGCGAAGCATAGGTCATCAATCGCGTAATTCTAACCACAGAAAAAAGGATCAAACCGTGGGAAATGATAACTGGCAGGTAGAAAAGCAACCGGCATGGCTGGTGGCAGCAATTAAAAAAACAATATCCACCCTTCCTGGTGGTTATGCAGAAGCAGCTGAGTGGCTGGGAGTAAGTGAAAATGCTCTGTTTAATCGTCTCCGCACAAATGGCGATCAGATCTTTCCGATGGGCTGGGCAATGATCATCCAGCAGGCCAGCGGAACGAAGCACATTGCTGACGCAGTTTCACGGCAATCAAACTCAGTAAACGTACCGCTGGTCGATGCTGAAGACGTCTGCAATGGGGACATCAACGAGCGCTTATTGCAGGCACTTGAGCAGATCAGCTCGTATTCGCATCAAGTGCGAGAGGCAATTGCAGATGGCGTGATTGATAAGCAGGAAAAGATGCGTATTGACGACGAGCGCTACCTGGCAATTGTGAAGCTGCAAGAGCATTCATCATTACTTTATAGAGTTTTTTGTGAACCAGAAAAGGTGAACGCCGCAGGATTGCAGCCCGCGGCGTTCGTTGCGATCAAATCAGTGTGTGGAGATTCATTCGCATGAGCATTGTAGCCAAATTACATGGCATACCGCAATTCCGTTGTCTGCCATCAGCTGGTGGGCGTGTCAGCAGTGAACCACTGCGGTATGTGCTTAATGTACCAGGGTGTTCTGACGAGGTGAACCACAGCTTTGTTGAGTGGGCTGTGGGAGAGACAAAGCGTCAGGCAGAGGTGGCACAATGCATAAGCTTAATCGCATTTTTGCAGATAAACGCGGTGTCATTGTCCGGGTTATTCGCTGGGAACCAGAAACCAACCGGGTTATCTACCTGCGTGATGGCTATGAACACGGTGAATGCTTCAGCCCCCTCGATCTCTTCCAGCGTTATTTCAGAGAAATAGGTGCCGATCATGAGCTTACTTCTCAAAGTAAAACCGCTTGTCATCAGCCCTGAGCTTGCATGTCGCATAGGCTTAAACGAGGCCATTGTGCTGCAGCAGATTTGCTATTGGCTGGAAGAGACAACTGCCGGGGTTGATTATGAGGGCCGCCGCTGGGTCTACAACACAATCGAAGACTGGAATAAACAGTTCCCTTGGTGGTCTAGCAAAACCGTAAAAAGAGCTATTTCTTCTCTGAAGGGAATGGGGCTGCTGTATGTCGAACAGCTCAAGAAAAACCAGCACGACCAGACTAATTATTACTCAATAAATCACGTGAGCCCTTTGTTGACCGATAGGGACAATTTGTCCCCATCGAGAGGTACATCCTGTCCCAATCGAAAGGGACAATCTGTACCGCTGGAGCAGGACAATCTGACCCCATCCATCAGGTCAACTTGTCCCTCTCTTACAGAGAATACAACAGAGATTACTACAAAGATTACATCAGAGAGTGTACGTCAGGCTTCGCCTGCCCAGCACACCAGTATTGATTACCCGGCAATGCTGGATGCGTATCACGAAATCCTGACTGAGATGCCGCGCGTGGCAGACTTTACTGATTTTCGCCGCGATAAGGTCCGTAGCTTCTGGCGCAAATTCAATTTCAACCAGGATCGCTGGGTTGCATACCTTCGCTACATCAAAAAGAACTGCCGCTGGATGTGCGAAAACCGCCCGGATAAATCCTCTGGCCGGACATGGCGCAAAAAGAATTTTGATTACCTGATCACTGAGCGCTGCTACCTGTCCGTCAAAGAAGAGCGCGCTAACGATCTGCCGGCATCAGGCCATGCTCGGGACATCACAGCAATGCCGAGTGCTGACTATGACATTCCAGACGGCTTCCGGGGGTAACGATGATGACCACAGAAACTTTGATTCTGCTGCACCTGATGCGTCACTCAGGACAGAAACCGGGGCAGATAGCCGTTGCCATTGAGCGTTCTGTTTTAACGGTCAAGGTGGCTCTTTCAGGTATGACTACTGCCGGTGACGTATGGCATGACGCAGAAGTCCGTTATCACGCTTCTGAGCCCGTAGGTGACTGCGATGAAAAATACGTAACCCTCTGCGATAAAGCGCTCAGTCTTCAGGACCGCAATTTGTGGAACCGCGCCGCGCGTGTATGGCTGGAGGCACACGATGCGACGAACCGTCCTGGCCTGCGCCAGAAAGCGATCGTACACCGCACGAATTGCATTAAGCGCGCCAACCTTGCAGCGCCGAAAGCAGAACTAGATTTCCCGCTCAAAGGGAGGAGGCAGCGATGAAAGCAGCCATTAAGCGCCACTACTGGCGCAATGAAGAGTTCTACCGCGGCGCACGCGTTGCAGCACTGATGATTACCGCACTGATTCTTGTCCTAGCATGGGAGCTGGAAACCAAATGACCAACTTAGCGAAAATTTACGACAACAAAGGCAAGAACGACACGAACATCACCACTCGTAAAACTTACCTGCTGGGCGTTGATGAACTATATGTCGAAACTGGTTACAACATCCGGGAAATTGATCAGACCCATGTCGAGGAATTCCGGGACGCTTTCATTGCCGGTGAGCACGTGCCTCCGCTCGCTGTACAGGTGACTGAGCAGGGCATCAAGATTATTGACGGCCACCACCGGTACTATGGCGCCAGACTAGTGAAAGAGGCGGGTTATGAAATTCGCCTGGAATGCAAAGACTTCATCGGCAACGAGGCAGATCGAATCGCATTCATGGTTACAAGCAGTCAGGGCCGCGCGCTGGAACCGCTGGAGCGTGCAGCCGCTTATCAGCGCATGATTAACCAAGGCTGGGAGCCTGCAGAAATTGCGAAGAAGGTAAAGCGCTCAGTGGCAGATGTGGATCACCACTTGGCTCTTTTGACAGTGGGTGATGGCCTGATTGCGATGGTTAAGACTGGCGAGGTAGCGGCAACAACTGCTGTTGCAATGGCCCGTGAACATGGCGTTCAGGCGTCGAAAGTGGCCCAGCAGCAGCTGGAGAAAGCCAAAGCCAGCGGCAAAAAGAAACTGACCCGCTCGGCGGCCATGCCACAGTTCAGCGCCGCGCAGATGAAAAAGCTGGTGGAACTTATCGCTAAAAATTGTGAGGCACACCTCGCGGAGGAGACATTTGCTATCAGCCTCGACTTTGAGACCGATCTGCAGGCGTTGGAGGCAATACAACTAATTGATGAATCAAAGATTTACTTTCGGAAATGTTCATAGTCTAAGCTTTAAAAGTAAGTTCCCGTGTATATGCCCAAATACAAATGAGGTAGCTAACATATTATAATGATGCAATTCGATTGTAATATGATACATAAAAACCAATAACGATGGCTTAAAAGGCTGGCTTCGAATTTGTCAGCCTTTTTATAACGAAAATTATAAGATTTGGGTTTGATAATTCCAAAAAAAATTGATATGTATTATTTGTATAGGTTTTTTTTAAATGCAATGCAAGGATAAAATCTATGAGTGTAGAAGTTCATGACAGTGTTCCCGTTGCTGAAAAGCTAAAATCATTTGGGCTGGCGGTTCCAGATGGCCTTGCACTTTTACCCTGCAACCTGTTAACTGCAGAGTCTATTGGTGATTTTCGTCAGCACGTTGAATCTGATACGGTAAGAACTTTACTTAACGCAGGGAATGTTCCCTACATTGATATTTTTGACGACGAGAATCAGCCACCATATTTGCAACAATATAGCTTCGAGTGGTTTGGACCTGCACTTTTCATTTCAACAGGGCTGTTGTCTCAGAATCCGGATATTTTGACCGTCACCTTGGGTCTAATTACTAACTATCTCTATGATCATTTTAATGGAGATAAAAAGAGCAAGGCAACGCTTGATGTTATCATCCAGCAACCAGATGGTTCGTGTAAAAAGATACATTATAGCGGTCATCCTGACGGCTTGGGAGAAATTGCAGAAATAGTCAAGGGGCTAAATGAAAAATAATGATTTATTTTAATTGAGTAACTGAAATATGAATATTGATAAGCAAATAGTAAAGTTTTTTAATACTTTCATTGAAGAGGCTGAATTTTACAGTTATCTCGCTCGGTCCAGTCATTTGCAATTGGAACAATGTTTTATTTTAGATGAAGTGATAAATCGCGCAACAGGGTTTAAATTAAATTCAATTAAATTTCTTAAAGAGAAAGAGGCTAATTGTTTCTTAGGTTACGAATGTGTGATTGGTGCTGTGCGTTCAGAGTTATTGATGTGGATTTTAATAAAAATGGATAAGCCTAATGAGGCGTGGGAGAAGCTTGTAGCGGCTCAGATGGGTTACTTGGATGCAAGTCGAGCAGATAAAGGGTTTTCAAATTGTCGCAAGCGCAAAGAGGTTCTGGAAGGTCTTGAAGATAAAGTATTTCCATCTCAAGCCTTTGTTAGTGCTGGTTTTTCATCTGAAAGGATAGATTGCTCTATCTGTGGAGAGCGTTACTCTAAATGCGTGCATTTACGAGGGAAGGCTTATATGGGGCAGTTTTGTGAGGTTATTCACCGTAATCCGCGGGGAGATCATATTGCTTTAGTGGATTCCCCTGCAGATAAGCGTTGTCGGATAATATCAATCAAAAAAAATGGGGGCTATCAAGACAAGCTTTCGGGTATGATCACTCCTTATGAAGATGGAGAGGTGTATATAGAAGGGGGATCTCTTGAGGCAAATTGCAATATTTTAAACTTCGAGCGCTATCCATATTTAACGCCAACAAAAAAATCACTTGGTGATCTGCTTTCAATTTTGGAATCGAAGAATAAACATTAATTCTTTGGTATTCTTTAAGCATAGCGAGAAAAATATATATGCAAATGAAATTAATATACGTTATAAGTGTAATTAATTTTACTTAATGATTATATTTCGAAATGCTAATTTTAGGATTTTCAGAGGTTTCATTGGGTTTATTTTTGTTGATTGGATTGTTTTTTTTGTGTTAAGGATTTTTTTAATAATTGAAATTGCACGCCGTTCATCTATTTTATTTTTATGCTTTTTAATTGCCGGCATATTAAGGCGCCAAACAAGTGATTTAATTAATTGGGTTATATTTTTTTAATATACATAGCCGATCTTGATCCTGCCTATTAAATTGCATTTGACTGAAATCTGAAAGAGGTGGTCAGATTTAAATCTGCTTATTGGGTAACTGAATAATAGGCAAGATCAGGTCCAGTTGATATAGTTCGTGAGCGGCGCAGGGATGCAGCCCTGTCGCCGCAAAGGTTGGTCCCGTTCACGTGCAGGTGATGGGGCGGGGCCGGATACAAAAATCAGTGTGGAGATTACCTATGCATAACCAGATTGCTGGTGGCTCAGTGCCATCACGTCCTTTTGCGGCAATGCCCGGCATTAACAGCGCCGAGATAGCCCGTATGGTCGGAAAGCGTCATGACAACGTCAGGCGTACCATTGCAACGCTCATTCAGAATAGTGTTATTTCTTCTCCTCAAATTGAGGTTATCGAGGAAATCAATAACTTACGTTTACCCGTCCCACGTGAGGTTTTTGTTTTCTCAGGTGAAAAAGGCAAGCGTGACAGCATTATCGTTGTCGCTCAGCTCTCACCCGAATTTACTGCGCGTCTGGTTGATCGCTGGCAGGAGCTTGAGAGCGCGGTACCTAAACTAGTGCAAATTCCTCAGTCATTCGCCGAAGCTCTACGGCGGGCTGCTGAGCTGGAAGAAGAAAAAGAGCGCCTCCAGCTGCAATTGACTGAAGCAGCGACAAAGGTTGAGTTTGTTGACCGATATGTAACCGCGTCTGGCTCAATGACCTTCAGGCAGGTAGCGAAACTGCTTGAAGCGAAAGAGCCAGAACTGCGCCTGTTCCTGATAGAAAGCCACATCATGTATCGTTTGAATGGAACGCTTACCCTATACCATCAGCACACTGAGGCCGGGCGCTTTGAAGTCCGTACCGGTACCACAAACACCTCTAACTATGCATTCAGTCAGTCCCGGTTCACTGCAAAAGGCGTTCAGTGGATAGGTGGGCTATGGACGGCTTATAAAGCACGCCGGGGTGATGTGTGAGGGCACTCCTGACGCCAGAGATAGCCCCGCGCACCGGGATAGTAATCCTGAAGCCCGGCAGTGAGCTCATGAGCCTCTTTCGCGGTCGGGTACTGATCAGCATACCTGACGGCGATATGAGGGACCTGCCATCCGGCCGCATCAACAACACCTCACAGCCGCTTCTGGACGATAAGAGCCTGTCCGGCTTCTTCACCAGTGACAGGGTGATTGCTGCTGCTGGTGGCATGCCATCGCTGACAGGTTGGCTGGAAAGCGTTAACCACTGTCAGCACTCTACACCTGACGGTTATCACTACCATGAGCTGACGGCGCTGCCGGTGGCGAACGGCGCGATCAGAGTCTGCCATCATCATGATAATGAGCTGCGTGATAACGGTGTGCCGGCGGCGCTGGAGAAGGTGGCCACCGCCAATGTATCAGCGTGGATCATCAGCACCGCATGCAACCAGGTAGGACTAAGCCGTGAGCACATCATGACGCTGCCAGAGCTGTGCTGGTGGGCATCTATCAAAGGGGTTATCGATCTCATTCCCGAAGCGCCAGCGCGCCGCCTGCTGCGTCTGAAGAAAGAACCTGACCTGACGGGGACAATCAAAGAGGCTGCTATCAAGCCAGAGCGATCTGGTCAGGAAATCATTCAGGAGGCGGGAGAAGCTGTAAAGCAGGTAATTGGTCTGGCAGCTGACCCTGAATCACCAGAATCATATATGGCTCGCCCGAAGCGTAAGCGCTGGGTAAACGAGAAGTACACACGTTGGGTCAAAGCACAGCCCTGTGCATGCTGCAATAAGCCTGCAGACGACCCGCATCACATCATCGGACACGGACAGGGAGGTATGGGAACGAAAGCGCACGACTTATTTGTGATCCCGCTATGCAGAGCGCATCACGACGAGTTGCACCGCGACCCGGCAGCATTTGAGCAGAAATACGGTAGCCAGATTGAGCTGCTGTTCAGGTTCCTTGATCGCGCGATTGCAGTCGGTGTGATCGGGTCAGATAAAAAGTAAAAACTGTGTGGAGAGATAATATGCGTGACATGTCACTAATATTGGAGCGCTGGGCTGGTTGGGCGCGCTTAGGAAATAACAATATTGGCTACTCAACGATTGCTGCTGGTTTCAAAAGCTTAGTGGTAAATGAAGCAGGGAAAAATTTAACGTGCAGCGACGATGAAGGGTTATTGATTGATTCCTGTATGGCTAAGCTCAAAGAAAAACGCCCTGATGAATATCAAATCATCGTGGAATATTATCTTTTTAATATATCCAAGAGAAAAATAGCGAAGAAATTAAAGTGCGATGAAAAGCTTATAAGAATAAAGGTTAGCATGGGTGAGGGATTTTTAGATGGCTGTTTGTCATGGGTAGACCATGGCTTAAACATCTAATGTGTAAAGCAGGCAATAGCCTGCTTTTTTCAGAGGTGAGGTATTATCCAGTTTATTTTTCTCCAAGTGCCAATAAATGATATGATGGACACTATTAAATTAGATAGCCCAAGTAATACCATGGCAAAATCCAAGCGGAGTGATTTTACAAGCACTGTTTCTGGTATAAACATAGATATAATTGAAAAGACACATGCGAAAATAAGTGTCGTACCAGTGGTTAATAATGTGCTGATTAGTTTTGGTAGTATATTTGTTGCTTTTAATGAGCTGACAATACCATTAGGGTTAGAACCGGCGGAACTGAAAATAGAAATTGCGGCTAACACAAACCCAAAAAGTATACCAGCAACAGTAGACATTACGCCAGCTACGGTGAGAATCTCTACATGTGGCATTGGATTTGAAATATAATAAATCACACACATCAATATGGCGCTAAAAATTATATTTTTTATCACTTTAGCCTTCATAGTCTTCCCTTAAGCTCGGCTTACAGTTCGTATTGGTTCAAGTACTCTTGATTTTCAATTTTAGCACCTATTAACGCAGTGCGCACATCGTTGAAATCAGCATAGCCGTTTATAGTTCTAACATGCTTTTCAGCGATAAGAACCTGGTCTAGTAGACTTTTGGTTTTTACGTCGGATGGTTGGGTGACATTGGCCTTTTTGACTAAAAAAGGAACTTTTTCGATGAGTTCTTTTATGCCCGACTTAACTTCGTCCGATAGGTAGCCTCGTACCAATTTTTTGGTAGAAGCTCTTCCTCTTAGAGTCAGTTTTAAATGAGAGCCGCCCATGCCAGCCATCATTTCAATCATGCTTTTTGAAAAAGAATTAGACAAATCATAATCGGTTGCATTGAATTTCCTTGGTGCTGCTAAAGCAATATCGCAACTCCTCAGGATGCTACCTGTTTCCAATAACTCTTTTACACTATCTTTTTTCCATATTGCCTCGAAAGCAACTGGCTTACTTACATCAGAATGTTGAAAAAGGATAAGGGATAAATCAGAGTCCTTCGGGCCTAAATGATTTTGAGATAAAATCAAAAGGTCTTTCTTGTAATAATATAAAAAATAAGTACGTTCAACTATGTATTTTTTATCATCAAGAAGTATGTTGTGCTCAGCCCAGTTTTCATCACCAATATAAGGAAGGTGAAATCCATCCCGAGAGCATGAAATATAACCGTAATAAAAATCGGCATCAGTATCTTTGTTTAGAAAAACTAACTTTAACTTTTTCTTATCAGAGTTGGTAGTATACCAATTGCTGGTAGGAGTTACTGTTTTTGTATATAAATTCTCGAAGGCAAGTTGAGCATTTGAAACATTCAATTTTGTGCCAGATGAGCTGGTATAGAAGCCTATACGCATTTTTTTTAGATTGTTGTTTGATGCATTACTGTTCACGACCATGTGACAACCCCACCTAAATTATTGAATTTAAAAGTTAACTTTGTTTAATGCTAATGTGCTTGATCTTAATTGGTCTAATGTACCAAAAAAAATTAGCGCGGTCCGCAAAAAGTATCGTAATGTGATAAGAGTCGTTTCTTTGCTCAACCACTTAAGCCATAAATGAGGTTAAGTTTAGGAAGCTTGCTCCACACAATCCCAAAGGCGTTCTGGCATGGCTGGCTCATAACCCAAACCATGCGGGACTGCATATCCCTACGCGCCTTTCATATTGTGCTGAATGGCATTACTAAATAAACCCTGTGGCTGACGGGCCATGTAATTACCGCGTAATGCGTCAGGGTCACATAACAGAAGGTCGCCATGAGCGGCCTTTTTTCGTTTTTGCGCCCGGCCAATCAACACCAGATGACTCTTACCAGATATGGTCGAGGCGCAATTTTTATTTATGACTACAGACAGCACCGACCGTAATCGCGGAGGTGAGCATGAGTATCAACCATATGAGCAAATTAGCTTCGGGAGCGGCATACGGCGCGGCAGGCTCTGCCGTAGCAAATGGCGTGTTAACGAGACTCAGCCCGGATGAATGGAGTGCTGTTGGTGTTATCGCCGGTATTGTTCTGGCGCTGATGACATTTGCCATCAATGCCTATTTCAAAAGGAAAGTTTCTCTGGCGCAGATTAGGGCACTGGAGCAGCGCGGCTACATCGCATCCGATCAGCTGGGAGAGGAATAACAATGGCTATGTCAGCCAGCTTGCGTAACAAACTTATTGCCGCAGCGGGCGGCGGCTCCATGCTTATTGCCTCGCTATTTATTGGTGGCAAAGATGGGGTAGAGGGCCGTGTTTATGAGCCCTACAAAGATGTTGCTGGAGTCTTGACCGTCTGCGATGGACACACGGGCAACGACATTATTAAGGGCAGAAAATATACCGACCGGGAATGTGATCGCTTGTTATGGAATGACCTGCAGCCGGTAAAAAAGGTGGTAGATAGCTTGGTCAAGGTGCCGCTGAATGAATACCAGCGCGCATCGCTTTACAGCTTCACTTACAACGTTGGTGCTTCGGCATTTTCAAAATCAACGTTGCTGAAGAAGCTGAATCAGGGTGATCAAACTGGCGCTTGTGAAGAGTTACGCCGCTGGGTGTATGCCGGCGGTATGAAGTGGCGCGGCCTGATGAATCGTCGTGATATGGAGCGCTCTATGTGCTTGGCGGACGGCCCAAATGGCATTTAGTGGCAGAACATTGATCATCGGAGCCATGCTGATAGTGCTGATTGCAGTTTGCTATATAGCAGATCGCTATCACGACAAATATATAACAGCCAGTGATCTGGCTACTCAGCGCCAGCAGACCATTGACGACATGCAGGCGCGTCAGCGGGATGTGGCCGCCCTTGATGCGAAATATACACAGGAGTTAGCTGATGCTCAGGCGAGTATTGATCAGCTTGAACGTGATGTTGCTACTGGCAAGCGCCGGTTGCAGCTCAACGCCAAATGCCCAGCGATCAACACCACCAGCACCGCCAGCGTGGATGATGCAGCCAGCGCCGGACTTACTGACGCCGCTGAACGGGATTATTTCACCCTCAGAAGCCGAATCGAGTTCGCTGGAAAGCAAATAGCCGGTTTGCAGCAGTACATCAATGAGCAATGCAAATAACCAGAGGTAAGCATGAGCGAAGCTAAACCGCAGGATGGCACCACGATTAAGGGATACCGCACGCTGGATCAGAAAGAAATTGAAGATATGGACGATCTCAAGAACGTCAGCCGTGAGTTTTATCAGTTGCTGGAAAAGCAAAAAGCGTGGGTGCAGGACAAATTATCTGTAACAGGCAACCATTCAGCTGAAGCTCACGAAGCGGGCCGCTGCCTGTCAATTGCTCGCACCAAAATGCAGGAGGCGTGCATGTGGGCATGTCGTGCGGTTGCACGCCCTGATGCAGACTGCTAAAGAATCCAACGGTTAACCAAACAGTAAATCTCTGAAAAACTGATTTAGCTTTCTCACTTATTCTCACCAATGTAAAATGAACCTTCTTTAAAAGGAGGTTTTATGGTCAGTACATGGGGAACTGTTTGTGTTGGTATTATAAGCTCGCTTTCAGCATTAATAGCTTGCTGGATGGCCAATAGTGCAGCTGAAGCAAGGATGAACAAGCAGCTTGAGATTGAAAGACAGAAAGATTGGCATCAGGTAAGGATAAGCAAAGCGGAAGAAGTATATGCATCACTTCTAAAGTATAAAAACTTTGTTTTTAACACGCATATGGATTGGATAGCGCTTGCATCAGGAGAGCAAACGTTAGAATCAATAATTCAGAATATCAAAAATAGACCTGAAAATGATGCTGATATGATGATGGCTCGTTTAGGCGTTTATTTTCCCAAGCTGCTCCCTGACTTCAAACAAGCTAAAGAAATAAACAAGCCAGCAAATCAATGTTACTTTCTTCTTTCAGAGGGAAAAGATATTGATGATGATAAAAGAAAGGAAATGTTGAGGACTATTTTTCATGTGGATGAAGAATTTTGTGCGGCAATGGATGGGCTTCTCGTTAAGTTAAGCCGTGAGGTTGCTCAAGTCTAACCGCCCAAGTGGCGGTTTTATTTTATTCTGAAAATTGCATTCTCAGAGTTCAATTTTCAGAATAAATATAATGAATTATCCGCTATTGGTTTCACCATTGCCGTGCATCTATCACGTATACCCAGCAGGAAATTCTAAATGGACGTAATCATTGATGGTGTGCGCTACGCACCTACGGGTGATCACGCCTGCAGGATTGGTATTGCTATCAGCACACATAATCGTCATGAAGTGCTGCAGCACGCTTTGGAACATCACTTAAAGCATCTGCCGGCCGGTGCGCTGGTTGTCGTGATTGATGACGGTTCAGCCATACCAGTGACCGTGTCTGATGAAATAATGGTTATTCGCTGTGAAGAATCGCGTGGCATTGTTGCAGCTAAGAACGCCAGCCTTGAGGCGTTGATAGATGTAGGGTGTGAGCACCTTTTCCTGTGGGACGATGACGCATGGCCTGTCGCTGGTGGATGGGAGCGTCCATATATCGAATCCCCCGAGCTCCATCTGGCATATCAGTTTCAGGACTTCGCCACCGGCCAAAAGCTTAATGACATTGCGGTACTGTACCGGGACGACAAGCATATAGCCTATACCGGGCAGCGCGGCGTAATGCTTTACTATCATCGCAGCGCTATTGAAAAGGTAGGCGGCTTTGATCCTGTTTATCAGCGTGGCATGTATGAGCATTCAGATTTAGCGTTGCGCATTCATAACGCTGGGCTGACCAGTTGGGCATTCGCTGATGTGGTCGGGTCAGATAAGCTGATTTACTCGCTTGATGAACACCAGGCGGTAGAGCGATCAGTACTAAAGCCTGACCGTGAGGCGCAGGTTAAGCGAAATGTCACCATTCACAATGCCCGCCGGGATGCTGGTTACACCGGCTACGCAGAGTATCGGCAGCAACGTAACGCAGTAATTACCACGCTGCTAACCAGCCAGCCCGACCCACAGCGCGGCGCAAAGATGCCGGCATCACCTCAGGTACTGGATAAGTGGGCTGCATCGGTAAAAGGCGGTGAGGCGGTTGTGCTGGCGGATGAACTGAATACCGCGCCAGCAGGCGCATCGCTGGTGGCTGTTCCTGATGTACAGATGAATGTCTACTTCAGGCGCTGGTTGCATATCTGGCAGTACCTGCGCGATCACCCTGAGCATCAATACGTCTGGTGTACCGATGGCACTGACGTTGAGATGCTGCATGCGCCGTGGGAAGAGATGGAGTCAGGGCGGATATATGTTGGCTCAGAGCCAAAGACATACGCAGACGCCTGGGCTAAACAGAATCACCCCGAGGCTATCTATCAGGCTTTCCTCGCTGACTACCAGCATGACGTAATGCTCAATGCTGGCCTGCTGGGCGGCTCACGTGCTGACGTAATGGCGATAGCGCACGGCATTGTACGGCTTTATTACCACATTGAGTCACTGCGGTTCTGGCATAAAGAGAAAGCCGCCGCAGCAGTCGGGGACATGATCGCCTTTGGCATTGTGGCGCATCGATATGCTGACAGGCTGGTGACCGGCCCGCGCGTTCATACGGTATTTAAGACGGACGGCATCGGTAAAGAATTTGCTTGGTGGAAACATAAATAGGAGAAGGGGCTAAATTTCAGCCCCTTGTAACGCCAATTTTCATCAGCTTATATATTGGATCGAATGCTGAATCCTTGCTGAGTGCCCAGGCGGCAACGCTAAAACAACATTCCAGTTTCCAGTTGATGGGACTGAAATATTTGCAGGAAAGCGTGTATAGAACCCGCCATATGTTCTACAGCTTTCACCTCTTCTGTACTTGTTAAAGTTAGTGTCGTCCATCACCAGAACGTTTATCTGGTGTGAGCACTTCACTGAAACAACTGTTCCTGCCTGTAGATATTTTTTGTCATGCAGAAAAGACATGTAGTTTCCTTTCCCAGAGGTAATCAGCCATCCCTCATTGCTGTGTGCGTCTGTGCCCAAAACACGGACGGGCTGAATACTCAACATATCCTTATATGTAAATCAGCAAAATCCTGATATTCGATCAGTGGTTTTAGGTGCATAAGGTCTATGGAAACCAAATTTATAGTGGTCGGGCATCACACCCGCCGCATGCAGGCAGAACAGCTGGCGTTGTTACTGAGCGGACACCTGCTGATTGATGAAGGCCAACACGGCGCGAACTGGAATCACCGCCGGGCTATTGCGTGGGCCAGCGAGCAGAGCTGCAGAGTTGTGATTGTTGAAGATGATGCGCTACCTGTTGCTGAATTTATTCGGGTGGTGCCGCAATGGCTCACACGCTTCCCTGAAGATATGGTGAGTTTCTATCTGGGTACCGGCAGGCCGCCTCAGTATCAGCTTGAGATAGCCACCAAGCTTATTGACGCCGATAAGCGCCAGGCAGACTACATCACCATCAACAGGCTGATTCATGGCGTCTGCTACAGCGTGCCGGCGCATAAGCTGCAGCAGGTCCTGAGCAGATGGAACTGCGGTTCGCCAGCTGACTATGCAGTCAGCGATGCCTGCGGAGGCGCAGTGATTTATCCATGCTATTCGCTGGTGGATCATGCTGACGATTCTCCGGTAGAGCAGCACCCTGACAGCACACCGCGAACAGAACGCCGCAGGGCGTGGAGGTTGCATGCCTGAGCGTATTCCAAGAGCGTGCCGCAAACGTGGCTGCGCAAAGACAACTACTGACCGTTCAGGCTACTGTCCTGACCATGTCAATGAGGGCTGGCAACAGCATCAGGCAGGTAAGAGCCGGCATGAGCGAGGATATGGCAGTCAGTGGGATATCAGGCGTGCGCGCATTCTGACCCGCGATAAGCACCTGTGCCAGAAGTGCAAGCGCGATGGCAGGGCTGCAGCGGCAAAGACTGTCGATCACATCACTCCCAAAGCACATGGGGGTACCGATGAAGACAGCAACCTTCAGGCATTGTGCTGGTCATGTCACAAGCGCAAGACAGCAACGGAGAGACTCAAATGAGGCAGAAGCGCGTTCAGCTCGCACATATCTATCGAGGCAAGACTTTCATCGGTTATGGCATAGCAGTTGATGGCGAGCTGTTGAGCCAACAGCTGAGCACCACCATTGGCACCGACGCAGCCAGCCGACCGGCAATCACCGCCGTCTTCAATCTTGATGCGGAAATGAACGAGAATCCAGTGCGCATCGACCTGAATGATAATAGTTCGCAATAGATGTCTCATTTGACATTTATTCTCATTAAGTGGGGAGGGCGGGTCAAGAGTTCAGGGCTTTAGACCTAAAGGACCGCCGCCTAGCTTTTTTTCACACCGCCGCAGGTTAGAAACTTTTTTTTGGGGTTCCCTGACCAGGCATTAATAGGAGTTTTTGATTATGCCCGGACCGCCGAAAACCCCGACTCATCTGGCTTTAGTGAAGGGTAACCCTTCCAAACGCGCTGTTAACAAAAACGAACCGAAACCGCCCTCAGGGGTTCCCCCCACGCCAAAGCATTTTGACAAGATGGGGAAGTACTGGTTTAAGCGCATTGGCGAAGAGCTGGACGCGGTCGGCGTACTGACGACGCTGGACGGTCGAGCGCTTGAGTTACTGATCGAGGCTTATACCGAATACCGTCACCACTGCGAAACGCTGGACCGTGAGGGTTACACTTATGCGGTCTATAGCGAAGAGGAGCCTGATGAAGATCAGGAGCGTGAGATCAGAATGATAAAGCCGCATCCGGCAGCAGCTATGAAAGCCGATGCGTGGAAGCGTATAAGAGCGATGCTTGCCGAATTCGGCATGACCCCGGCCAGCCGCTCTAAGGTTGGTGTAAAAGGCCCGGCAGAAGCCGACCCACTGGATGAATTTCTTAAAAAGCGCAAATGATGAATGGCAACTGTTCAGGCTGGTATCCAGTACGCAGAGCGCGTGCTGTCTGGCGAGATAGTTGCTGGCGAACTGGTGCGTCTCGCGTGCCAGCGTTTTCTCAATGATTTAGAGCATGGGCCAGAGCGCGGTATCTACTTCAGCGAGGACCGCGCCCAGCATATTCTCGACTTCTACAACTTTATTCCCCACGTCAAAGGGGGGCTGGCGGGCAAGCCTATTGAGCTCATGCCCTGGCATATCTTCATCCTGATAAATCTGTTCGGGTTCACTATTCCGCTTATCGACGAGATGACCGGCGAACAGGTTTATGACGACGATGGTGATCCGGTTATGGTCCGCCGTTTCCGCACCGCCTACAACGAAGTGGCACGTAAGAACGCCAAATCGACGGTTTCATCCGGTATCGGGCTATATATGACCGGTGCGGATGGTGAGGGCGGCGCAGAGGTTTACTCAGCAGCCACAACCCGCGATCAGGCGCGCATTGTGTTTGATGATGCCAAAAACATGATTAAGAAAGCCCCCCGCACGCTGGGTCGTCTGTTTGGTCACGTGAAGCTGAACATCCATCAGGAGAGGACAGCATCTAAGTTTGAGCCACTTTCCAGCGATGCGAACAACCTGGACGGTCTCAACATCCACTGCGGCATAGTCGACGAGCTTCATGCACACCGTACGCGTGACGTGTGGGACGTTCTTGAAACAGCGACCGGAGCGCGCCTCCAGTCTTTACTTTTCGCCATCACAACGGCTGGAACGAATAAAGAGGGCATCTGCTTTGAGCAGCGTGACTACGCCATCAAGGTGCTGCGCGGCGTGGTGGATGACGACACTTATTTTGCAGTGGTTTACACGCTTGATGAAGATGACGATCCCTTTGATGAGGCCAACTGGCCGAAAGCAAATCCGGGGCTGGGTGTCTGTAAGCGCTGGGACGATATGCGCCGCCTGGCAAAAAAGGCGAAAGAGCAAATTGCAGCCCGGCCAAACTTTTTTACCAAACACCTCAATATCTGGGTCACTGCTGAAAGCGCCTGGATGGATATGGATCGCTGGTCAAAAATGCCTGCCATAGGAGCCGCAGAAGAACGAAAAGCCTGGCCGCTTTGGGTCGGCGTCGATTTGGCAAACAAGATTGATATCTGTGCTGCAGTCAAGGCGTGGCGCGATCCATCCGGTGAAACGCATATGGAAGGGCGATTCTGGTTGCCAGAGGGGCGGCTGGAAACGGCACCGGCGCATATAGCTGAGTTGTATCGTAAATGGGCTGACGCCGGGCATCTTGAGCTGACTGACGGCGATGTCATCGATCACGCCATGATCAAGGCTGACATTGTGGAATGGGTTAAAGGCGACAATATCAAAGAAATTGCGTTTGACCCGTGGAGTGCGGTGCAGTTCAGCCTGTCACTGGCTGAAGAGGGCCTGCCACTGGTGGAAGTGCCTCAGACTGTCAAAAACCTGTCTGAATCCATGAAATCAGTGCAGGCAGAGATTTACGGCAGCAAGTTTCACCATGATGAAAATCCGGTCATGGCCTGGATGATGTCAAACGTCACGGTCAGACTGGACAAAAACGACAACATCTTTCCCAACAAAAGCACGCCGGAAAACAAAATTGATGGCCCGGTTGCGCTGTTTACGGCCAAGAGCCGCATGCTGGTTAACGGCGGAAACGATGCTCAGGACCTGAGCGGCTTCTTTGATTCTCCGATAATGATAGGTTTCTGATGAAAAAGAATAAGCAGCCTGGAAAGGTAAAAAGCGCACTGCTGAACTGGCTGGGTGTACCTATCAGCCTGACAACGGGAACATTCTGGGAGGAGTGGTTTGGTACCAGCAGCAGCGGGCAGGTGGTCACAGCTGATAAAGCTATGCGTCTGTCAGCCGTGTGGGCATGCGTCAGGCTTTTGAGTGAGTCCGTTTCAACCTTGCCGCTGAAGGTTTACGAGCGGCAGGCAGACGGATCGCGTAAAGCAGCAACGAATCACCCGGCCTATGCTGTGCTGTGCCGGAGGCCCAACGGGGAGATGACACCATCACGTTTTATGCTGATGGTAGTCGCCAGCATCTGTCTGCGCGGTAACGCATTCGTAGAAAAGAAGTACATTGGCAATAAGCTGGTTTCACTGATTCCGCTTTTGCCACAAAACATGGTCGTTAAGCGGCTTGATAGCGGAGCGCTGGAATACACATACACCGAAAGCAAGCAGAAGCGCGTTATCCCTCTCAAAAACATTATGCACATTCGCGGGTTCGGGCTGGATGGCGTCTGCGGCATGATGCCCATGATGACTGGTCGGGACGTGATCGGTGCGGCGCTGGCGGTTGAACACTCTGCAGCAAAAATATTTGAGAACGGTATTCAGAGTTCCGGGTTCCTCTCTTCAGAAACCGCTCTGAACGAAGAGCAGCGTGAACGCCTGCGCAGATACATGCAGAACTTTACCAGCTCAAAGAACGCCGGAAAGATAATGGTGCTCGAGGGCGGCATGAAGTATCAGGGCGTCACCATGAACCCTGACGATGCGCAGATGCTGGAAAGCCGCTCATTCAGCATTGAAGAAATCTGCCGCTGGTTCCGCGTGCCGCCGTTTATGGTTGGGCATGCCGACAAACAGAGCAGCTGGGCCTCAAGCGTTGAGGGGATGAACCTGCAGTTTTTGACCAATACCCTGCGGCCACTGCTGGTAAATATCGAACAGGAGATATCGCGCTGCCTGCTGGATGGTGATGACGATCTGTTTGCTGAATTCTCAGTAGAGGGCCTGCTTCGGGCAGACAGTGCTGGCCGATCTGCATACTACACGACCGCGCTGCAGAACGGCTGGATGTCGCGTAATGACGTGCGCCGGCTGGAAAATCTACCGCCCATTGATGGTGGTGATATCTATACGGTTCAGCTGAACCTGACGCCGCTCGATCAGCTGCGTGAAAACAACGTTGGCGCTCAGGCCAGCAATATCATGAAGCTTCACGCCTTTCTTTTCCCGGACATTCCTCCGGAGCAGTCACCGCTCAAGAAAGCGGCTTAGGAGAACCAATGAAGAAAATAAACACTCTTCCGGCGGCGCCGGAGGGGCGGCTTTCTGCGTCCGGAAAACGTGATTTGCCAGCCGCTGCCATTGATCGCTGGGATGGAAGCATTCGCGCCGCTGCGCAGTCAGGCGAAAACACCATCACCATTTTTGATGTCATCGGTGAGGACTGGTGGGGCGATGGTGTGAGCGCAAACCGCATTGCCGCCGCTCTGCGCTCACTCGGCGGGAGTAATGTGACAGTTCACATTAACTCGCCGGGCGGAGACATGTTTGAAGGGCTCGCCATTTATAACCTTCTGCGCGAATACCAGGGGAAAGTGACGGTTAAGGTGTTGGGGCTTGCAGCCTCTGCAGCCTCAATCATCGCAATGGCCGGAGACGAAGTCCAGATAGGCCGCGGTGCTTTTCTGATGATCCACAACGCATGGATTGTGGCCGCCGGCAACCGGAACGACTTCCGGGAGTACGCCGATTATCTGGAGCCGTTTGATAAAGCAATGGCTGATATCTATGCCGCCCGCTCAGGTATGCCGGTGGAAGAAATTCAGTCGCTGATGGACAAAGAGTCCTTTATCGGCGGTGGCGACTCTGTTGCAAAAGGCCTGGCCGATGGGCTGCTCTCGTCTGATGAAATCACCAGTGACGATGAAAGTCCCGCAGCGGCTATCCGCAAAATCGATGCATTTCTGGCGAAGGGCGGCATGCCGCGCTCAGAACGCCGGAAGCACCTGAAAGCTTTGGGCAGCATGCCGGGCGCTGCTGCCAAAGAGAACGACAAGCCGGGCGCTGTCGAAGAAGTAAATCCTGAAGTAATTAACTCCCTCAAATCTGCGCTGGCGTCGCTCGGCGAATAAGGAAAAGAACATGTCTCAAGTAAACGAACTTCTGCAGCAGGTATCGGCCAAGCTGGAAAAGGTTTCATCAGAATTCAGTCAGAAAGCTGATGATGCGCTGGAGCAAGCCCGTAAATCCGGCACTCTTTCAACTGAAACCAAAAATGCCGTGGATAAGATTGCAACCGAACATAACGTGCTGAATGAAGCCTTGAAAACGCTGAAAGCGTCTGTGGGTGATCTGGAGCAGCACGTTGCCAGCATGCCGCTGAACGCGGCTAAAGATATTGTGCAGTCGGTAGGCCAGCAGCTGGTTTCTGCTGAAGTGATGAAAGATATCCGCTCCAGCATGGAGGGCGGCAAGCGTCTGAGCATCCCGGTTAAATCGGAACTGACCACTGTTGACGTTCCGGGGCAAATCATCGCACCTCAGCGCCTGCCGGGCATCGATCAGACTCCAAAGCAGCGCCTCTTCATTCGCGACTTAATTGCGCCAGGGCGCACGCAGTCAAACACGATCTATTACGTGAAGCAGACCGGCTTCACCAACAATGCAGCAGTCGTAGCGGAAAATACCACGAAGCCTTACAGCGAAATTTCTTTTGCTGAAGAGACCACACCGGTACGCACCATCGCGCACATGTTCAAAGCATCTAAACAGATTCTGGACGATTTTGCGCAGCTGCAATCCACTGTAGATGCAGAAATGCGTTACGGCCTGAAGTATGTTGAAGAACAGGAGATTCTCTTTGGTGACGGTACCGGCGCGCATCTGAAAGGCATCATCCCTCAGTCTGTCGCTTTTAATCCGGCTTTCGCTGTAGAAAAGCAGTCCGGTATTGATGTGCTGCGTCTGGCTATGCTGCAGGCTCAGCTGGCGCGCTTCCCGGCATCCGGTCACGTCCTGCACTTCACCGACTGGGCTCGAATTGAGCTGACCAAAGACGAACTGGGTCGCTACATCCTGGCGAACCCGGCGCAACTTACCACGCCGACTCTGTGGGGCCTGCCTGTTGTGGCAACTGAAGCCGCTCAGTTCCTGGGTAAATTCCTGACCGGCGCGTTCAACTCTGGCGCTCAGATTTTTGACCGTGAAGATGCGAACGTTGTTATCTCCACTGAGAACGCCGACGACTTTGAGAAAAACATGATCTCAATTCGCTGTGAAGAGCGTCTGGCGCTGGCGGTATATCGCCCTGAAGCGTTTGTATTTGGCTCACTGACAGGTGCTGGCAGCTAATCATCAGAGCGGCCTTAGGGCCGCTATTTGAGGTAATCATGATCGAGCTTATGACGGTCAAAACTCACTGTCGTATCGATGATGACGACACCAGTGAAGATGACCTGCTTACTATCTATATCGGCGCGGCAAAGCGGCATGTGGAGACTTTTACCCGCAGAACGCTATATGCCACTAACACCGACCCCGGTTATGAAAGCGACGAGGACCGGCTGTTACTGGATGATGATGTGCGTACAGCGATGCTGTTGCTGGCGGGCCACTGGTTCGCTAATCGCGAAGCTGTATCCGATAAATCGCTAAGCGAAATTCCCTTGGCTGTAAACGCGTTACTGCAGCCTTACGTGATTTATGGGGTCTGATATGGCTTGCAAAGGCTGCGCTGCTCGTCGTGAGTGGTTCAAGAGATGGAGTCGAATTGCATATGAACGAGCAACAGGTAAGCGAATTACTTCAAGCAATGAGCGCTCAGACAAAAGCGATAAGCCGCTTGGCTGACTCTAATGAAGCGCTGGCGGCTGTCATGTATCAGGTTTTTTCGGAAGAGATCGATCAGGCCAGCAGTGAGATGCCTGCTCCAAGCTACCTGAACGGAAAGGCGCGGGGGTGACTGATGCAAGCTGGAAGACTCAGACATCGCGTTACCCTTCAGCGTGCTGTTAAAACTCAAAGCCCTGTAACTGGAGCTGCATTAACAACATGGGAGACAGTGGCAATAATTCGTGCAGAAGTTGCTGCAGCATCTGCCAGAGAATTTGTGGCGGCTATGGCATCACAAAGTGAGGTTACAACCCGCATCACAATCCGTTATCGCGAGGGCATAAGCAGCCGTGATCGCATCCTTTTTCGGAACAGAATTTATAACATTGAGGGTGTGCTGCCCGATCCCGAAAGCGGCCGCGTTTACCTTACTCTTCCGTGCTCAGAAGGGGTTAACGATGGCTGATGGTGTTGAATTCTCGCTGACCGGTCTGGATGATCTTTTGGGTAAGCTTGAGGGCGTAAGTGACGATCTGAGGAAGAAGGGAGGGCGGGCAGCGCTCAGGCGTGCAAGCAACATCATTGCTGATAAAGCAAGGTCCAATGCCCGGCGTTTTGACGATCCACAAACAGGGCGAAGCGTGGCCGACAATATAGCCGTTCGCTGGAATGGAAAGTTTTTCAAGCGCACTGGTGATCTTGGTTTTAAGGTCGGCGTTCAATACGGAGCAAAACTGAGCAGGCACCCTGACAAAGCTGTTAATTCACCGACCCCGCACTGGCGGCTGCTTGAATTTGGCACAGAGCATATGGCGGCGCGGCCTTTTATGCGTCCGGCAGCGGATTCCAGCGCTGGTATTGCAATCGATACGTTTGTAACCGAATACGGTAAATCTCTGGATCGCGCTATTGCCCGCGCCCGTAAGAAAGGAGTGCCGCCATGATTGCTCCCATTTTCCCTGTGTGTGCGGCCAGTGAGGCTGTAAATGCACTGATAGGAGGTGAGAGGCTCAGGCTATACCCGTTTGGTCTTCAGGATGACAATGTAATCTATCCATACGCGGTCTGGCAAAACGTGGGCGGTGAGCCTGAGAACTATCTGAACCAGCGGCCTGACGTAGATTCATTTGCTTTGCAGGTGGACATTTTTACCAATACGCCCGACGAGGCGATTGCAGTTGCAACGGCTCTTCGCGACGCCATTGAGCCTCATGCCCACATTGTCCGATGGGGGAGTCAGAGCCGTGACAGTGAAACAAAACGCTACCGCTATTCCTTCGACGTTGATTGGATAGTGCCTCGCTGAAACCCAGTTGATTAACCCGCCGGCCATGAGCCGGTTTTTTTATGTCCGGAGATAACTATGTCTGTACTTTCGCAGGGCACACAACTTTACGGCCTTATCCGTGGCGTTGTTCATGAAATTGAATGCATCACCTCATTCAATCCGGGGAGCAGCCCGGCAGATCAGATTGAGGATACTTGCCTCAGTGAAAAAAACACGCGCACTTATCAAAAAGGATTGCGCACGCCGGGCCAGGCTTCGGTGACAGTGAATGCAGACCCAGATAATGAATCGCATTATCTGTTCTGGCAGCTTGCTGAGATGGATGAATATGCCAACGACATTATTCAGTGGGTTATTGGCTGGTCTGATGGCGAATCAATGCCAACTGTAAGCGATGGTGAAATGGTACTGCCGCCTGACCGTACCTGGTATACCTTTCAGGCGTATGTCAGCGACTTCCCATTTGATTTTCAGGCTAACTCAGTCGTTTCTACTGCAGCAACAATGCAACGCAGTGGCCGCGGTGTCTGGATTCGCAAATCGGGCGCGGGCTCTTAATCTTAAGGGGCTGCGGCCCCGCCTCACACAGGTTAATTATGAAACTGTCACTTGAAGAACTGAAAAAAGCTGGTGCTTTTACCGGGCGTCCGGTTGAGAAGCAAATTTCCTGGAAGCAGGGGGATGCAGAACTTAGCGCCACGATCTTTGTGCGCCCAATGGGGTACCACACGGCCACATCTGATGTGCTGGCAATGGGCGGAAAAGTCGACGGTGTTGCTGGTCGCATAGCAGCATCAATCTGCGATGAAGAGGGTAAGCCAGTCTTTACGCCTGCGGACATTACCGGTGAAGCCGATCCCGAGCGCGGCTCCCTTGATGGTGCGCTGACCATCGCACTGCTGGTGGCGATTCAGGAAGTTAACGATCTGGGAAAGACTTCGAGCTCAGTGCCGAAGACGAATTCTGGTGCGAACTCGTCCTTAACGGCATCGGCGGACGAACTATTGCCGAAGCACGCGAGTGCATCAGCTTCAGAGAGTCCCAAATCTGGGCCAGATTCCGTGAGCGTTTCGGAAGCCTGAATCCGATGATGCGGATGGAATGGGGTGCTGGAGTAATAGCGAGTACCATTGCTAACGTCAATCGTGACGGGAAAACCCCTCCATTCAGCCCGACTGACTTCACTCAGCATTTTACCCAGGTAAAGCAAACGGCAGAGCCTATATCACTTCAAAATGCGATGGCAGAGTGGTCGTAAAAATTAAGTAAGCAGGAGCATTCTTTCTTTCATTTACAACGTAACAGCATTAGGATTTATCCCATCCACTACTAATGGGAATAGGGATATGAAGAAGCTTATAAGCTTGCTGATAACTGCGTTAGTTCTTACAGGATGCGTATCTAAATCCATTAATGATGTAAGGGAAACAGGAGAACATGTAACGCTAGAGTCTAAGCGGGACGTGGATGAGGTATCCCGATGCATCCTTTATAAATGGCAAAACAAGAAAGATATTTTTGGTGGGGTTTTTGGCGCTAATATGCAGCCGTTGCCTAATGGAAACACCATATACGTCGACGGCAATATGTTTATAGCCGACGTTACAAAAAAAGCGGAAAACAAAACTCAGGTTGAATTACATTTAATAAACCTGAGAAATGGCTGGGTTGAGCTCACAAAAACCTGCTTATAAAATTATTGCCAGATAAACCACAGACCCCGCATAGCGGGGTTTTTTATTGCGGAGAATTTATGGCATCTCGTTCACTTGGCACTCTAACGATAGACCTGATTGCAAAAGTGGGTGGCTTCGTTTCTGGTATGGACCGAGCTGAAAGGGCTTCTGCAGATTGGTCCCGACAGGTTAGAGAGGATACGGCTGCCATATCTGCATCTATTGCATCAGTTGGGATAGCCATGCAGGCTGCAGCTATCACTGCAGGGACTGCAGGATTTGCATTGCTGAAATCAACATCTGAGCAAATCAATGCTGTAGACCAGTGGGCGCGTTCACTTAAAATTTCAACACAAGAACTGCTTGCTTGGCAGTATGCTGCTGAAAATGCCGGGGTGGCCGGTGATAACATGGCCGATATATTTAAGGACCTCAGCGACAAAATCGGTGATGCCATCCTTAATAAATCTGGTGACGCTGTAGATGCTCTGGATGCGCTCGGCCTGTCAGCGGAAAAGCTTTCAAAAGCGTCCCCTGATAAGCAAATGCTGGCAATTGGCGAAGCATTATCAAAAATAAGCACTAATGCCGGGAAAATAACAATCCTTGAAAGTTTAGGGAATGACCTTTCAAAGCTCCTGCCGCTTTTTGATAACAATAACGCGAAGCTCAAAGAGTTTATACAGCAGGCAAAAGATTACGGCATTGCGCCTGACCAGCAATCAATTGATGACCTGATTAAAGTAAATGACCTTTTTCAGGATATGGAGGATCAGGTACAAGGCCTCAAAATGGAGATAGCTGCGGGCCTTGCACATGTTGACCTGAGCCCATTAAATAATTCGCTATCAGATATAAAAGAGGTGCTGACAGACCCTAAGGTGTTACAGGGGATTGCAAACCTTGTAAGTGAGGTGGCGCAGCTTGCCGGTTGGCTTATAAAAGCTGCAGCAGGAGCAGGAAAGCTCGCCGCATCGTCTGGAAACCGCATGGCAGCGCTTGGAAATAAGGTGGATTTGAATAATCCTGACCAGGTACAGGCGCGTATCGACTACCTCAATAGCACTTTGAGCGGCAGGTCTGATGGAATGTACGGCGGAAGCCAAACATTCGTCGGCTGGATTTTGGGGAAAGAAGATAGCCTGAAATCTGTTTCTGATGAAATTGCAGGCTTAAATAACCGGCTTGCAGAGCTTAAGAAGAGTAAAAAGGAATTAGCCATTCCGCCCACAGTCAACAGTGATACAGCATCATCGCTTCTGGGCTTCGATTTGGGAGAAGGTGAGACCAACGGTAAACCCCCAAAGCCGAAAAAAGATACAGCCGCTGCAAAACTGGATTCAGCTTTCAAAGCTGTTGAGCGCAATTACATGCGCCAGATTGAGCTTATTGATACTACCGGAAAAAAAACCAATGTAGTGACCGAGCAGCAAAAACTGCAGTTTGATATTGCTGATGGCAAATTACAGGGTCTCAACGATACGCAGAAAAAGCGTCTTGAACTGCTGGCATCGGAAGTTGACCGCCTTAACGCAGTGAAAAAGGCCAATGAAGAGAATGCTAAAGTGGCCGCGTTTGTCGCTAATCTCCAGGCGCAGAACAGTAACGCTCAGTCGTCACTAAATATCGATGTGCAGGGCGCTGGGCTTGGCGATAAGGCGCGTCAGCGCATGAAAGAGCGTCTGGATATAGAGCGCGATTACCTCGATCAACAGCGCGCTCTTCAAACGCAGTATCAATCAGGCGACATATCAAAAGCTGTTTACGATCGCGAAACCAGCGCGCTGAAAGCAGCCATGTCTGAACGCCTGAATATTCAGGAGGACTATTACAAAAGCATGGACGCCATGCAGTCTGACTGGATGAGTGGTGTCAGTGATGGCCTGGCCGACTGGCTTGATACATCCTCAGACTATTCCTCCTCAGCAGCAAATATTATCAGTAGTAGCATGGATAGCGCTCTGGATAACGTGGCTGATATGTTAATGGGGAATAAAGCCAGCTGGAAAGACTGGGCAACATCTATTCTCGGCATGATCACTAAAGTGGGATTGCAGATGGCCGCTGCAAACCTCGTTAGCGGCATAGCCAGCTCTGTGGGAGGAGCATTTGGTAGTGCCGCTACCGGGGGGGCATCCTCAACCGCCGGAAATGCGTTCGATAATGGCGCTTACAGCAACCTAACGCTGAACGCGAAAGGTGGTGTTTACGAGTCTCACGACCTCAGTAAATACAGTGGTTCCATTGTAAGTTCGCCAACACTTTTTGCTTTTGCAAAAGGAGCTGGACTGATGGGTGAGGCAGGGCCCGAAGCTATTATGCCGCTAACGCGTGCAGCTGATGGATCGTTGGGTGTCCGCGCTTTAGGAAGCAGTGGTGGCAGCAGCGGGCTTACGGTCTCGGTTAGTGCGCCAGTTAATATAGCTGGTGGTGGCGCTGGCGAAACAAACACTGCGAATACGACAGCTGCAGCGAAGCAATTGCAGGGCATGATAGAAAAAACCATTAACGATTGGGCAAAAAGCCAAATGTCTCCGGGTGGTGTGCTTTACCGGCCTGGCTAATTGCGATAACTAAATTTGGATAGATCATGGCAATCGATGAATTTAGCTGGTGCGTCAGAACGGGGGCAGCGGAAGAGCTGACTGTGTCGACGCTGGAGGCGCAGTTTGGCGACGGCTATAAACAGGTGGCCAGCACCGGCATCAACAGCGCACGTGAGTCATGGCCGGTATCCTGCAGCGGCAATAAAAATGAAATGGCACAGGTAAGGGCGTTTTTGAAATCTCATGTCACCTCGTCGTGCTGGTGGGTTAATCCGTGGGGTGAGCGTAAGCTCTACCGCGTCAAAGCTGATTCAATCCGGCCCAGCTTCGTTAACGGTAATTTTGTTGAAATTGCTTTTACGCTCGAGCAGGCTTTTGCACCGTGACATGTCACAAGATAACAGGGGCGCATATGCGCCCTTTTTTATTGGGTGAAATATGAGTTTTTTGCAGGATATACAGCAGCTGGAGCCGGGCAGCTTGGTTCAGCTGATTGAGGTGGATGGCACTGATTTTGGCATGGATACCGTACTCCGCTTTCATGCCTACAACATTTCGGCAGAGGGATGGGAATCATTTGCAGCGGACAACCTGCCATCAATTATCTGGCAGGGAAAGGAGTACGATCCGCATCCTTATGAGCTGTCAGGGCTTGAGATGACCAGCTCAGGCTCACAGCCAACCCCGAAACTATCTGTCAGCAATGTGGGAAACTTTGTCGCCGCTCTTTGCCTGCAGTTCGATGATCTGGTTAAAGCCAAAGTGAAGATTCACACCACGATGGCAAAGTACCTGGATGCAGCAAACTGGACGGCAGGAAACCCCAGCGCAAACCCGCAGGAAGAGCGCGTGCAGCTTTTTTACGTGAACGCGAAAACGGCTGAGAACCGTTCAGTGGTTGAATTTGAGCTGTGTTCCCCGTTCGACATCCAGAGCCTGCAGCTACCATCCCGGCAAATTACGCCGGTATGTACCTGGTGCATGCGTGGCTGGTACCGCACCGGCACCGGATGCGACTACGCGGGAAACCGATATTTTACCAAAGACGGCACGCCAACAACTGATCCGTCCAAAGATGTTTGCGGCGGCCGTCTGGCTGACTGTAAGCAGCGTTTTGGCGAAACACAGCCGCTTTCTTTCGGTGGATTCCCGGCGGCTAACCTTCAGGGCAAATAATATGCGTGAAAAGCTTTTGACTGCGATACGTGAGCACGTGGCCGCTGAATATCCAAATGAAGCGTGCGGACTGGTTGTTCAGTCCGGGCGAGTCCAGAAATATATCCCCTGTACCAATACTTCAGAGTCACCAGCCGAGCAGTTTGTGATAGCGCCGGAAGAAAAACGGGCCGCTGAGAAGCAGGGCGCTATTCTGATGGTGATTCATTCGCACCCTGATGTGCCGCAGCTCATACCGTCCGAAAGAGATCGGGTGCTGTGCGATTACTCCGGCGTTGAGTGGGGAATCATGTCATGGCCGGACGGCGATTTCTGTACCATCAGCCCGCGCGGCGACCGGGAACTGGTGGGACGGCAGTGGGTGCTGGGCTATGCAGATTGCTGGACACTAATCATGGACTACTACCGGCAGGAGCATGGGATCACACTCAATAACTGGTCAGTAGATTATGAGTGGTGGCTGGACGGCAGCGAGAACCGCTATGACGATAACTGGCAGGCCGAGGGCTTTGCAGAAGTTGAGCCGGATGATATGCGTGAGGGTGACATGATTATGATGCGTATCCAGTCGCGGGTAACAAATCACGCAGCAATTTATCTGGGCAAAAACCTGATGCTTCACCATAACCAGGGCAATCTTTCAACGCGGATACCGTACGGGGATTATTGGCGCAATCGCACCGTGCGGATTGTTCGTCGTAAGGAGCTGATCGATGCTTAAAACAATGCGGCTGAAAGGTCTGATGGCTAAAAAATTCGGGCGAGTACATCAGTTTCATGTTGCTGACCTGCGCGAGCTGCTGCGGGCCATGTGCTCTCAGGTGCCTGGCTTTAAAAAATATGTCTCTAACGCGCACCTCAGCGGCGTGCGCTTCGCTTTTTTTAGTGGCAAAGAAAACATCGGCATTCAGGAGTTCGATATGTGCTCTTCTGAAAGTGAATTTGAGATGGAGCCGGTGCTGGAAGGAGCAAAGCGCGGCGGCATGCTGCAGATAGTGATCGGTGCCGTTGCGCTGGTGGCCGCTTACTTTACCGCTGGCGCATCTCTTACGGCTATTGGCCTGAGTGCATCTACTGCTACAGGTGTGACTACTGCGCTGACAGGGCTGGGTATCAGCATGATGCTGGGCGGCGTGGTACAAATGCTGACACCGCAGCCCAAATATAACCCTGGAGCATCGTCCAGTACAGACAACAAGCCGAACTATGCCTTTGGCGCACCGGTTAACACAGTTGCAATGGGTTACCCGGTGCCGGTGCTGTACGGCCAGCGTGAGATAGGCGGAGCCATTATCAGCGCTGGCAGCTTTACCAGTGATCAACAGTAATTATTAGTCAAACCAGGCAGACATTTTTTCGCTTGCTTGTGCTTTAACATTGTCATCGATATACATCGAAACAGCAGCCAATGAACCTGCAAGCACGCCCAAATCATCTGAAAAACCAACTACAGGTATTGCATCCGGTACTGCATCGATAGGTAAAACAAAATATGCAAGGGCAGCATAAATTGTTGTTTTAGCCCAAATCGGGGTATCAGGTCTTTGTGCAGCGAAATAAAGCCAGAGTGCTTTCTCTACGACTTCGCTCCCTGCCTTTTTTGCGTATTTAACAATTTTCGACCAAAAACCATCATCGTTGAAATCGTTAGCGGTAGTGAACTTATTTTCCATGTTTCTCTCCTGAATTTAATCGCAATCGATCATCGGCAGTTAATCGCCAGACTTTATCTTTTTATGGATTAATATCGCCATGCATGAATCTGTACATAACTATTTTTCAGGGTGGAAGGGCGGCGGCGGAAAACCGCATACGCCGGGTGAACAGGCGGATGACCTGCTTTCAGTCGCAAAGCTCAAACTGCTGCTGGCTATCTCAGAAGGGGAAATTCAGGGCGATCTGACGCCTCAGCAGATTTATCTGAATGATACTCAGCTTGCCAATGATAACGGCACATATAATTTCACAGGGGTGGTATGGGACTGGCGCAAGGGCACGCAGGACCAGACTTACATTCAGGGAATGCCTGAAATTGATAACGAGCTGGCCGTGGGTGTTACCGTCACGCAGGCCGCACCCTGGACGCGTCAGTACAATAACCTGACGCTGGATGCGGTACGTATTAAGCTGAGTTTGCCTGCGCAGTACGCCTATAAAGATAACGGCGACATGATCGGGACTGAGACGCGCTACGCTATCGATTTGTCTACAGATGGGGGGGCGTGGCGTCAGGTTGTTGACGGCAGATTTAATGGCAAGACAACGTCAGAATACCAGCGCGATCATCGTATAGAGCTGCCTAAAGCCAGTACGGGCTGGTCAATCCGCGTGCGCCGCCTGACCGCTGAATCTACCTCTGCAAAGCTGGTGAACGCCTTTAAGGTTTTCTCGTTTGCTGAAGTGATCGACAGCAAACTGCGTTATCCCAATACCGCGCTGCTTTATATCGAAGTCGATGCCTCCCAGTTTAACGGTCAGGCCCCCAAGATTACCTGCAAACCGAAAGGCAAGCTGGTGCGTGTGCCGACGACATACGATCCCGTCAACCGCACGTACAGCGGCAGCTGGCAGGGCGACTTCAAATACGCCTACACGAATAACCCGGCATGGGTTTTTTATGACCTGGTGCTGGATAAGATTTACGGGATGGGCAACCGCGTCGACGCTTCCATGATTGATAAATGGGAGCTGTACAGCATTGCGCAGTACTGCGACGAGATGGTAGCGAACGGCGCGGGCGGCAAAGAGCCGCGCTTTACCTGCAACGTGTTTATCCAGAGTCAGCAAGACGCCTATACCGTTCTGAAAGATATCGCAGCGGTATTCAGGGGCATCACTTTCTGGGGCAACAGCCAGATTTTTGTTAACGCTGACGTGCCGCAGGTAGACGCCAGCGGCAATGTTGATGTGGATTTTGTTTATCACGCTGCCAACGTGGTCGACGGCCTTTTTACTTATGCCGGCGGCAGCTACAAAAACCGTTATTCCTCATGCCAGGTGGGGTGGTCCGATCCGCGCAACCATTATTCAGATACGGTTGAGGGCGTTTACGATTCAGAGCTGGTAAGGCGATATGACGTCCGCGAAATGACGCTGACAGCAATTGGTTGCACATCTCAGAGCGAGGCGCACCGGCGCGGCCGCTGGGCGATACTGTCAAACGCAAAAGATGGCACGATTTCATTCGGCGTAGGCCTCGATGGCTATATCCCGGTCCCGGCTGAAATCATCGGGGTAGCTGACCCATTCCGCAGCGGTAAACAGAACGGCGGGCGAATCAGCTCAGCCAGTGGTAAAAGCATCAGGCTGGACAGAGCCGTTGATTATGGTCCGGGCGATCGGCTGGTGATGAACCTTCCGGACGGCACCGCGCAGACGCGCACAATCGCGTCCGTCAGCGCTGATAAGCAGACAGTGGCAGTTGCTACCGCTTTTCGTCTCACACCTGACACAGGCGCTGTGTGGGCCATAGATAGCGATAAACTTGCCATCCAGTACTTTCGGGTCACCTCTATTGCTGCAAACGGCGACGGCACCTTTACGGTTGCTGGTGTGCAGCACGATCCGAATAAGTATCGGTACATTGATGACGGCGTCCGGATTGAGCCGGCACCGATTACGGTCACGCCGATCAAGGTTCTCAAAGAGCCGCAGAATATCAAAATCTCTCAGGTCAGTTTCGTTGAGCAGGGGCTGTCAGTTGCCTCTATGCAGGTGACATGGGATCGGGTCCAGGGGGCAATCAGCTATGTTGCGCAGTGGCGCAAAGACAAAGGCGACTGGGTAAACGTCAGCCAGACCAGCGCGCAGGGCTTCAGCATAAACGGTATTTACACCGGCGTTTACGATGTGCGCGTGCGCGCTGTGAATGCGGCTGAGGTGTCCTCCCCGTGGGGGTACGCGGACTCCACGACGCTGACAGGTAAAACCGGCAAGCCCGGCACGCCTGTAAATCTGCTGGCTTCCACAAATGTCGTCTGGGCTATCGATGTCATCTGGGGATTTCCGGAGGGGTCAGGCGACACGGCATATACCGAAGTTCAGGTAGCGACCACAGCAGACGGCCTGAATCCGCAGTTTCTGGCATACGTGCCTTACCCCGGCGTCAGCTATCAGCACGGGCCGATGCCTGCAGGCGTTCACCGTTGGTACAGAGCACGTCTAGTAGACAAAATCGGCAACTCAGGTGACTGGACAGCATTTACAGAAGGCATGACCAACGTCAATGCCAACGATCTCATTGAAGACAGCTTTAAGGACTTCATGGAGTCAGAGGATGGTCAGGCGCTGCTTGATCCCCTTATCACTGACCCTCAGGCGATAGCGGAGGAGATTCTTGCCAACTACGACCATGTAGAACAGCAGTGGGCACACTTTGGCGAAAACAGCGCCGGCATCCTACAGGCGCAAAAAGTAGCGGCGGACGCTGAGAAATCAGTAGCAGAACTGCGCACCGATGTGGTTGCGAAGTTTGACGAGCAGGAAGCCGCTATCTCCGAAAAAATGACGGCATATGCTGATGCTAATGGCGGGTCCGCTATCTACACGCTGAAGGCGGGCATCAAATATGGCGGCACAAACTATGATGCCGGCATGTCCGTAGCTGTAACCATCAACGGCTCCGAAGTAATCACGCGCTTTGCGGTTAACGCCAATCAGTTTGTGGTTGCCAGCGGCAGCGGTAACAACATGTTCTCGCCTTTTATCATCCGTAACGGTCAGGTGCTGATTAATCAGGCTTTCATCGGAGATGGCTGGATTGAGAACGCCATGATCGGCAACTTCATCCAGTCAAATAACTATTCCCCCGGTAGAACAGGGTGGAGCATAAATAAAAATGGCAGCGCCGAATTCTCCGGTGCAACCGTAAGAGGGAAAATTTACGCCAGCGAGGGTGAGCTTAACAATGTTCTGATTAATGAAGACTGCACAATATTGGGAACGCTTAATGCCTCACGCATTAACGGCCCACTCATGCAGAGTAAAAGTTTCGTCTTTGCGCAATCAACCACAAACGCCTCAAATACCGTTTACTGGGATGGGACGAGAGGTAAAGGCGACGTGCCGATGACTCTGACCGGTACCGTGATGCGCTTTAGAAATAACAATCAGACAGAATCGCGTTTGGTTGTTGCCGGGCAGACGATCAATCCGGCGGGTAACCCTGTGTTGTCCAGCGGCGAAATGACCGTTTATTCATTTAGTATAGATATCGGCACAAATTCATCTTCAGTGCAATTTTTTGCAGGCGCGCTTAATCAGGGCAGCGGGCAAAGGTGTACCTGGGTTGCTCAGCTTTTTGCATCGCCTACCGCTAACCAGTTTCACACATAGTTCTTTCATAAAACTTAAATCTTACCCGGCCAGCGCGCCGGGTTTTTTATTGTCCGGAGAAACCTATGCCAGCAGGCACTATTGCTTTAACAAACGGCTCTGCCACAGTCACCGGTAGTGGGACCAGTTTCACATCAGAACTGAAAGCGGGAGATTTTATCTATGTGATGGTCGGCGGCGCTCCTTATACGCTGGTGGCTTCTGCAGTGGGTTCGAACACACAGGTAACACTTGCCATCGCTTATGACGGACCAACATCGTCAGGCCTCGCCTGGGTGGCTGCGCCAGCACTTATGCAGGCTGCGATCACGCAGAAGATTTTAAATGACTTCGCCACCGTGGCTCGCGGCCGCATTCTGGATTTCCAGAACTGGCAAAAAATCTATGGTGACGCACAATCAGTGACTGTTACTCGCCCCGACCGCACTACCTTTACCGGACCCAGCTGGGGATATATGGCAAATCAGTTCAGCAATAAACTGGATAAAGCTAAAAGCCTCGATGATTTGACAGATAAGGTTACAGCCTGGAATAACATTGCGCGGTACGGTTCTACTGCCAACACAGCAGTTCAGGGCAATGACACACGAATTGTTAATGCTATGCAGACAACAGGGGGGCAGTTTTCAGGAAGGGTTGATTTTAGCAGTTCTGGACTTGCAGTATTCCGGGGTGGAGTTAACGTTTATGACACCACATCATATTTTAATTCTCAGGTTTTCATTGGCAATGCCGGTAATGAGCCACTGCAGCTTGGTCCCGGCGGGTCAGGAGGAAATACGTGGCTGCATTTCACAAAATATGGTGGAAGCGACGGCTGGCGTATAGGTGTACTCAATGAGACGAACTTGTATATAAAATATTATGGCAGTGGGGGGAATGGTGCCACCGCTCTAAACCTGCCTTATGGCGGAGTAATTTATAGTTCATCAAATACCACGAAAGCATCAGATGGAACTTTGAAGGCTGCATCACCAGTTGCGCGCATCGTTCAATGCAAAGGTGTCACAGAGCGCAGTGATGTCGATGAGACAGGTTTCGTATGGTGCGGCTGCGGAACAGCGAATGCAGAGGCTGAAGGTATCAGCATTAAGCGATTTGATGCTGGCGTCTATGTCCTTACAGGTTCTGCCGGATTGGCTAAAGAAGGATGGCAGCTTCTTCCGCCTCGTGATCCTCAAGGTTCAGGCGATTTAGGGATTGTGGAAGCTGAAGAAACAGAAAGTGGTGGGCTAAAAATAAGCCTCTACAGGCGACGCTACAGGTTAAATGCTGACAACGGGGATATTGAAGTAGTAAAAGGCGATCTTATCGACGTACCGGTTAACAGCTGGATTGATGTTCGTCTGAATATGCCGGAAAACTCAGTGTTTAACCTGAAGCAGAAAGCCATGCTGGAAGCTGCCGAAAAGGCAGAGCTTGAGTTAGGCAGTTAAAAAAGCCCCGGCAACGGGGCAATTAATACCGATGTAAAGCAGTTTGCATGACTATTTTTTGGCTTCAAGATTTTTGTCAGTTTTTTTTAATATTACATATGCGATGATGCAGCTTGCTACTGCAGATATTATAAAGGCTAATATAATCCCAGTAGTGAAATAGGCTTTGCCGTTTAAAATTTGAGAGTTTATTAGAAATGGTTTTAAAGGATCAAATGCTGCCGCAACAAAAGGGCAAAAGCATAAGAGCAAATTGCTATATCTAGATAGTCTAGGCTCGGAAATGAGTCTACCCTTTCTGTCAAAACAGAAAAGATGGATTAGCGCAATGCTACAGTATGCAAAATTCAGTAATAAAAGCATTGCGGTCCAGAATTTCTTGTCTTTTTCATACATCAATTCCGTGCTGGATAAAAGTCCTAAAATTGTGAACCCAAAAACATAGAAATATGAAAATATTAAAACCAGCCACAGCCATGCTTTAACATTTATTTCGGGAATCTTGAATCCTTTCATGTTGATGTTCCTTGATTGATTTATTTGAAAAGTAAAGTGATACGCTGAGATTATTTATGAACGTAAAAAGTTTATCTTTTATACGTCTAACTTATTGCATATTCTTCAAAGTTGCTCTGATGAAGTGCACAGTTAACTAACTCAATTCATTTCTTACCATCTACCTAAAGCGGCAGTCAAGAAAATCCCTTACGATGGGGCAATCCTGTACCGCGCCGATCTGAGCAGGCTGCGGGATGGGAGCTTAAACAGTAACCATTCACGCCAGCCGCAGCAAATAAATATCCATACTAGGCAACAGCTTCGCAAAAGATATGCCTGACGTATCTTGATCAGATCCACCGATCGATACTACTGTATCTATATACAGTTATTATCAGAGGAGGATTTTATAATGCCACGCGAATACCAGATTAAAGAAGCATTCATCAGTTCTATTAAGCGCGAACCATCAGGCCGCAGCACCGTCACCACTGCTGATTTTGTGATGGAGCTGAAGCGCGTTAACTGGAACTTCACGCTCAAAGCAGCCAACGACTGGATACGGAGTCACACAACCACCTTTCGCGACGTCTCAACGCAGGAGGGTGAGAACATGACGTGGTTCCGGTTCAACCCTAACGGTGGCCTCTGATGGGATTCCCTTCACCGGCGCAGGACTATATAGAGCCGCGGCTCAGCCTCAACTCAGTATTCATTCCAAATCCGGCCACGACATTTCGTGTCGATATACCAGATGGCTTCCTGCTGGTTGATTCAGCCGCGAAGGTAAAACCCGGCAACAGGATTGCTTATCAGTGGAATGGTTATTCAGGGCTGGGCAAGATGTACCGCAACAGCCTGGTGACAGAAGAGGGTGAAGTGATAGAGGGTGAGCCGCTGAATGATGTCATCGTACTGGGAAAGGTGACATGCGAGGTGCGGCACGTTTACGATGATGGCAGACCAACAATTTAAAAGCTGAGCCTTTAAGCGCTCTTTGGCTGGCGCAGAATTTAAAAATTAATTCTGCGCTAGCCGGCATTTACAGAATTACATAAACCACTCGTCAGCCGATTCCCATGTTTCCTGCAGAACCTCAGATACCCGCTCACGATCGGCATCTTTATCTCGCGCCCGCAACACTGATAAGCCATCATTGCTCGCTGTCTTAACTACTACCCTTAATTCACTGTAACTGCGGCTAAGACGCCGTGTGAGCTCTTCCCGCAGTGCATCCATAGACCCTTCAGGCATTTTCCCTGCTTTATCCCTTCCAATGCTTACTTCTACGATCAT